CTTCTGCTTCTGCTGCTACTGCTACTGCTACTGCTGCTACTGCTAAGTATGCTTCTGCTGCTAATTATGCTAATTATGCTGCTAATTATGCTACTGCTTCTGCTAAGTATGCTTCTGCTGCTTCTGCTGCTAATTATGCTAATTATTATGCTACTGCTACTGCTACTGCTGCACAAAGAAAACTAAATAAATCTTTTTTACTTAAAGCAATAACAGAATATGAGTCAGCTAATTAAAAACTGATCTGATTTACTTTCATGATGCTACTTTCTAACTCAAATGAAGGTAGCATTGTAAAGGTTAATTTTGACCTTAGAAATACTTGGAGATACTATTATGAAATACTCTGCAACTTTTTTACATCTTGGCTTTGGTCGCGTAGAGTCTGGAGATTGGGAAGATTTACCTTTTTATAAACAATTCTCAACGAGTCAAGAGCTTGAAGATTGGATGTTTTTGTTTCCTATACATTCAGTGTTTGAGGTTTCTAAACTTTGATAATAGTGATGATGCTGTTAGTTTCTCGCTAAAAAAGTGACTAATTGACTAATTGACTAATTGACTATTGACCCCCTCGACCCCCCCCCCCTAGGCCACCCTCGGCCTCACCAGCTAATCTATCTCACTCCTTGCTAGTTATATGCATCTATATAGTTCCCTATACCCTCTACTTAAATATTTGTTATGAGTTATATATTATTATTTACTTATTAAATTTTATAGTAGGGGTTCAAATATACCCCGGGTAGATGCATATAACTCCCATAGATACACACTAGTTCCCTAGATGTATATATGGATAGTATGTGTATGGGAGTTATGTCTATGGCCTCGGGGTTGACAGGCACCCTCAAGGGGTATACCCTATGGGCATAGTCACTTAGTCACTTAGTCACTCGAGGCCCTGAGAAACTTAGATTCTTTTAAATAACTTATATAATCCCATGTGAGTTATTATCAAAGGATACTACATATCATGTCAACCCAAATCATATTATATGGCACCCAATCCATCGAACAAATGTTATTAAATGATCCTATAGACATCTTAAATGCCAGTGATAAAGATTGGAAGCTACTTAAGAGCTATAAAGATAGTGAGATGCAAACTTTGCAAGTAGAGACATTAAAAGAGGCTGCGAAGTCTGAGGAATTTCAATTGTTCTTTGCTTTACTTGTTTTAGAAGCTGAAGGGAGGTAATATATCATGAGCCAATCCCAGCAAGTCCTCGCCTACATCTCTCATTGCCTAGCACTAAATAAAGCAGGAATTAAACCTCTCAGCTATGCTAGATTTTTGGATATTTTAACAAATAAGATAGGTTTATAAGGAGTTTAACTACCATGCCCCCAGATTCAACACCAATAGAAACTGCTCTCAATGATGACAGACAAGAGGCAGTTCTTATTATCTCTTATCTAACATCTTATGCAAATGAGCCATTAGACGACGCAGTAGAGAATTTGCTAGATTGCGGATACTCAAAGGCCCAGATATCAGAAGGAATTAGGAGATATATAGATGTCAGCTATTAATACTCCTCTAGGCAACTCTAACACCAAGTATCGACCTTACTTCCTAGCTTCAAGCATAGATGAAATTATTCGATGCTTGAAGCTAGGGTCTAGCGATATTGAGCTTATTAGGTATCTGGAAACTTTCAGAGCTAAAATCTCTTTTGATGCAGTATCTAAGGTAGTTGCTACACCCAGATTTACCATTGAGGATAAGTTAGGATTTGGACCCTCTCCTGCTACTGCACTTTCTATCACAATAGATAAGGAGCATTGTTATAATCTTTGGTGCCTATCTCCTGAGAAGCTAACAATGAAAGAGCTAGAGCTAGCTCATACTTACCGATATGAGAATGATCTAATGACCCCAGAGGAAGAAGCTGATTTTGAGAAACAGATAGGAATATAAGGAGTCTAATCATGAAACACATTATCCCAATCATTTTTGCCTTGAGCTTATCTGCTTGTTCTACCCTGGGCCAGATAGACACTTACCAATACATTTCAGCTGAAAACCAAGCAGCTTTTGATGCTTACATCCAAACATTGGTTGCATCACAAAAGTAACTAAATAGGAGATTTCACCATGCCCTATCCTAACCATACTCTCCACCTTGTAAAACAAACCAATCTTTCAGCTCCTCCACCATGGATCACGCCTCCTACATCTAAAGGTAACTCAAATGAAACAACCAGTTCCCGATTTTGTGTTCTTTCTAATTATCCTAGCAATCCTCTTAGTAGGGCAGTTGCTAAAGTAAGCAGCTCCAAATCAGGCAATCCAATGAAAACACATACAGCAAAAGGTGAAGTAACTCTTGCAGGTCTCCGAAGAGGTTATATCCAAGCATCTCCATTCTACCCTGCCACCAATCTCCACATTGGTTATCAGGACGATAGAATAAAAGTTCTTGGTACTAGAGCTGATGGAGTACCAGTATCTAAGATATTTATTAAGCTAGCCGATGCAAGGAAATATTTGTATGCCACTCACTAACCCATACTTTCAAAAATCCTCAGAGCCAACTGATGCAGAGCTTATCGAAGCTGCATTTACTTTCACCTGCAAAAAATGTGGCAGTACCAATGTTAGATTAAATATAGAAGAAGGTATAAATTGGGGGGGACATACAGGTTATCAAGCAGGTAGTATATCCATAGGATGTAATAACTGCCAAGATAATGACGTATTTGCCTATCTCTAGTGTTTTCTTAGAATCTCTTACTCTTATCTAGGGGATTCTGCGGCTAACACTAGCCAAAACCTAATCAACTGAAAGCGAGTCTAGGTCATGTCACCAAACTTAGTATCAGAGTTAATCTATCTAAGAAAACTAATCCAGCCTGGATTACGTCCAGAGCCTATTGTAATAACTAGTAAACTACTAGAGGGAAATTTTAAGTACTGTTTAGGCAATAAACAAATTCTGGCTTACTTTGAAGAGTTGCTCGTAATTTATATCAATACACTGTGCCCTTTAGAGCTATGGTTTGAAGCAATGTATTATTTTGATGAATTACTTATTGCTCAAGAAGTTACGGCTCCCTCTCACCACATAAAAGAATTTTCTCCTCTTATCTAAATCTCCTGCTGACTTTCTTAACCAATCGTAAAGGTATTCTAATCATGAAAATCTTATGCTCCATAAGCGGGGTAGAATTCACCACAGAATTCTTTCCAGCTACCCTATATAGCAGAGAAGTTACACATCCAATCTTCCACCTCCCCCAGAAAAAACTTCTCTCTTACCTAGGTAAGTGGTCAGCTTCAGAGCTAACACCAACTGATTCTTACCTACTATTCCTATCCATCCTAAATTCCTCTGATCTGGTAGAGTTCCGCGTACCTGCATTCAGAACTGAGCTAACCAATTCCATAGTTGCACAAAACATGGAAGCTCTAGCCAAGATAGTATCCCGCCTGAATACTGTAACTAACCCATCAGTAATCTTCCCTCACATGGCAGTTACACCAGACACTAAAACACTTACCCAAGTATCTGGCTGGATTGAATCTTGGCAAGATTCATACCAAGAGTACCAAGAAGGTAGCTTCAGAGAATATGACCATCGCAAACTACTCTCCCGTGAAGCAGCACTAGAACGGTTAATCAAAAATCCACATCTTCCAGTATCTGCATATGCCTCTAAGATAGCAGACTGGGCAGCAGTAGCAGGAGATTTCCCTGAGCATACTAAGCTAAACCCTCTCACCCAAACAAAGATGCCTTGTTCTGAATACTGGAAACAAATTATCCAGCGCTGTTCCAGAGAAGAATCTATTTTCGCTGTCCCTCAGAATGATATAGCATATCTCCTAGAATACTGTGAAACCAATATACCTATCGGCACCATCTATTCTAATGCTCTATTCAAAGTTCTTCGCCATGCTATCCAGCGCCAGAAAAATTTCTTAGGTTTTGGGGATGCAGATATCGGTACGCCGGGAGCTAAAGGAACTTACACAATTCTGGGCACTTCTGATACTACAGAAAAAGCAAACATGCAGGCAATGATTGATTCTGCCCCAGATCATGAACCTTCTGCTGGAGAGTATCCAAATAAACTAGCCTTCTTAAAAGCTAAGCTGCGCTGGCAGATGGCAGTTAAGCATGGCTCCCAAAAGTTAGGGTGATGCCATGACACTTTCTAACCAAACCTATACCTATCCAACCCATTCTGAGCTGATCCAAGATCAAATATCTAATCAGTTCTATCTCCCACTTGCAGTAACTAAAACTCACCTAGCTAATTACTATATCCTCCATTGGCAAGGTTCCCATATCTCTTATCAGATGTTAGAATCCCCCCTGATATATAACAAAGTATCTATTACAAGAGAAGGTGTTACTTATCTGATCAAGTATGATGAGGGGCTATCAGAGGCTTATTTACTCTTACATGGAGGAGAGCAATACAAACTCAGCTTCCGTAGAGCTAAGAATGATTTATATGGAACAGTTTTAATTAGAAAGATAGGTAACTAAAATGATTTATCCAGATATTCTCAAGCAATTAGAAGATAGATGTAAAATTATAGTTGAATATAATCAAAGAACTAATTTTGTAGAGATAAGTGAGGCGGTGGATGGATATTTTCCAGCTGCCCAATTTGATAGAGTCTCTCTAGGCTATCTTATAGAGACTCTTGAAACTTTAAAGGCCCAGATAAAATGAATCCTTCCCCCTCACTAACAAAAACCAAGCTACAAGAAATGGTAGCTAAGATGCGAGCAGAGAGAGAAGCTGCCACAAAACTCTCCAGTATGCAAAGCGAATCGAGCGGTGATCCTGACAACACCTCCCCAGATCCTGACAACACTACTAAGCAAGCAGAGGCAACAGATAAGTATGGCCACACCATCAATTATAATTCTAAGCAGCAGGAATTTGTCACTCTTGCATCTTCCGGCGCTTCTTGTGTCTTAATTGGTGCAGCAGGTACTGGTAAAACTACTTGTATGAAAGGTACAGTATCCGCCCTAATCGATTCTGGCAGAATCGGCTTATTGCAAAGCGAAGGGCATAAGCATCTAGTAGAGGGAACTCCCGGTGTAGTTATCTGTGCCTATACTCGCCGCGCAGTTAATAATATCCGCAAAAATCTATCTGCCGATGTCCAATCTAATTGCATCACAATCCATAAACTCCTAGAATATGCGCCAGTATATTATGAAGTATGTGATGAGGCAACAGGAGATACTAAAACTAAGATGTGTTTTGAGCCTTCCCGAAACTTTGTTAACCCTCTCCCAACCAGTGTCAGAACTATCATATTTGAAGAATCCTCTATGATAGGTACTGACCTTTATAAGGAAGTTATAAATGCTTGTCCACATTCCCCGCAACTTATCTTTCTCGGTGACATTCAGCAGCTCCCTCCAGTATTCGGATCAGCTATATTGGGGTTCAAATTACTTAGTTTACCCGTTGTCGAACTTACAGAAGTATATAGACAGGCTCTCGAAAGTCCTATTATTTCACTGGCACATAGGATACTTAGTGGTAATCCTATCCCAGCGAAAGAATATCCCATCTGGAAAACCCCTGACCAGCTAACTATCCATTCATGGAAGAAAAAGATATCTCCACAAGATGCCCTCAATACAGCTGGCCAGTTCTTTATTGCATCTGAAAAATCATCTGTCTATAATCCAGAGGAGGATATTATCCTTCTTCCTTTCAATAAATCATTTGGAACTGAGGAGCTAAATAAAATCATTGCCAATCATCTATCCAAGAAACGAGACGAAACTACTCATGAGGTTATCGCAGGTTTTGTTAAGCACTACTTCTCTGTAGGAGATAAGGTATTATATGAAAAGGAGGATGCGGTAATCACAAAGATCGAAACTAACCCAGCATATTCAGGAGCTAAGTGTCTTCCTCCATCTAAAACTCTCGACTACTGGGGGTTTGATCCAGTTAAACAGGAGGTAAAAGTAGAAGGTGTGGATATGGACTCCCTGTTATCTCAGGTAGCTGCCTCTGATGCAGAGAGAGTACACCAAGCATCCCACACACTTACCCTGCGAATGAGAGACTCAGATCAGGAGATTAAAGTAGATAAGGCAGCAGATATAAATGCCATGTTACTAGGGTATTGTCTAACTGTTCATAAATCCCAAGGCTCAGAGTGGCGCAAAGTGTTCTTTATTCTCCATCAATCCCATGCTACCAGGATTCAAAGGGAACTCCTATATACTGGATGCACCAGAGCTAAGGAAGAACTCTATATCATCTGCGAGCCAGAAACCTTTACTAAAGGTATTCAGTCTCAGCGAGTTAAGGGAGATACACTAGCAGAGAAAGCAGAATTTTTCAAGGGGAAAATACGAGAAGGAGAAAGTTATGAGTGAAATTTCCAACCCCTATGTCCAACCTTGTTGTCCCTGCAACATGACCCGAGAGCAAGCAATAGACTACATTAACCATTCTACCCCCCTGGGGATAGATCAAAAAGAAAGGCAGAAGTATTCCACATAATGTATGGCAGCCCCCAGAGTTTTAGAGACTGGATGACCCAGAACACTAGACAAACTAACCAATCTAAAGGAAACTAAATCATGTCAAACACAATCTTAGCAACAGATATCCCGCGCACATTAGCATCTTTAAACCCTTCTGAAATATTTAGCATAACTTCAGAAGAAACTTTCTACATGAAAATACCTGACATTTACGTAGGAAGAGAAAAAGAGCTTATTAATTGTGTGGACCTTAAAACAGGGCGACCAGCTTTTGTAGAAATTTCAGCTCTAGTTGCTCGACACAATGAAGTTTCGATTAAAAGAAACTAACAATAAAATGGGGCCTTGACACGGCCTACCGGGTGTGTTACAGTATCAACACTGGCGAAACAGAGAGGCCAGACCAAACTCTCTACAACTCTCCCTTCCTTTTATCTGAAAGTTCTTATCATGACTGAATCTGGCTCCACCAACTCTGCTACCCCAGTAACTGCTAACTTCGACAACACTGTTGATGTTAAAGATTTCTCATTCCACTTCAAGAAAGATAGCCTTGGCAATAAGCGCCCCTCAGTTATTCTGCAACTACCAGTCCCCTCCGTGGAAGGTATTATTACCATTCTCGAAGCTGGCGGCAAAGGTTTGGAACTCTTGCAAGATGCCATCTACAATACAGTTCGTGCACAAGCTGCATCTATTGTGTCTGATGACGAGAAAATTACGCAAGCTACTTTTCCAACTGCACAAGCTCTGTGGAACTACATTGCTAATCTGTCCAAAGCAGATCGGCGTTCTTCTGCTATCGAAACTTCTGTCTGGGACGCCTTCGCAAAAGACTACCTCGAAGTTATGCCTTCAGTTACTGGCAAATCTATCGAAGCAGTTACCAATGCAACTGTTGTATACCTGAAGAAATTCTCTATGGTTAAGACCAACAAACCAGTGTTGGAACAACTGAAGAGTCAATTAGCTTTGTATGCAGATAACACTAAGAATGGCGAACAGTTCACAGATATTCTGGAACTCTTGTTGTCTAAGGCGGACTCTTACTTGGCTGCTAATGATGTGGAATTGCTGGTCTCGAATCTGTAAACATGCCAGACTGATCATGGCCCTATAAGATCTGACAGCCTGGAAAGACAGGCACTATCTCCAAACATTCTAGCTGGTAATTACCTCTTAGTTATTTTTTATTGCGCGAAATAACCGGCTTGGGTAAGTCAATGCAGAAATCTAGAGTGTTTGGAGATAATATTTTTTAGGAGATAATTATGAGTGTAAGTGATGGGAATTTCTGAGTACGATCCAATATGGGCTCAGCTAAAGGCAAGTGAAACTACCCCAAAAAAGGTAGCTATCTCTGCTAACAGACTCCTACACCCTCGAATCCTAAAGGCAGTTAAGAAAAGAAAGAATCTAGACATTGGATACAAGCTAGAAGTTGATCCAAAGATTCCAGTTCTATCACACATATCAGAAAATTCCAAGCTCACTTTTTATTTATTACTCCTGCCATCAGCAAAGGACTTAGAGAATCTATGAACACATCAGTTGCACCTATCGACACTGGCCCAGCCTTTCAGTTAAAAGAGCGCGTGGCTTCTCTAGCTACTGCAATCTTAGAGAGGCATCCGACCATGCCAACTCTTCTAAGAGAAATCCATACCACTCTTTCCAAATATCCTGAGCAAGTAACTCTTTTAGAAGAAGATGAGATTAATATCATTGTCTCAGGACTCTCAGTACAAACAAATACAACATTCGCAACTGCTGCTACTAAGCCCGCCGCCGCTAAGAGTCTGGCAGCAAAGATTAAAACTCTCGGAACTGATGCCTTCTAACCCACTGAAAGGAACTAACCATGAAACTCTGGCGCAAACATAACTCTCTTCTCTCTATCCGCAAGACTCCTGCTCTCAAGATCTCTCGTAAAGGTGCTAGGACTCATTTTCAATCTGAACATAAACAACCTTCATTGCTTCTTTGCAGACTCCTAGGTATTCCACATGAGTCAGATATCAAGCCCGCTGCCTAGTCTAAATAGCCAGCAAGCTCTTCTACTCCAATTCTTTCTATCCAAGCTGTCAGTAGAAAAACACCAACGCCTAGCAGGGTGGTTGCTTTGTCCTTACAGAGCTTCTAATCCTCTAGGCGTTTCTTCATCTTTAATCCAAGAGATTACATCATGTCTTCCAACGAATTCATTCTCGACAGCTTCTTATCAGATATGGCTGGGAACGTCGATGATCTTTCAGGACTTAACTCTGGAGGAACAGAACCATCTAGCTCTGTGGCTTTCCAAGAATCCGGATATGAAGGAAAGATTGACTATCGCATTCGGCAGTTATCATACAGCAGTATGCTCTCCTTGCATACCTGCCCGCGAAAGTTCCAGCTCTACAAACTTCGCACCACAGCAGGTGCCGAAGAAAGTGCTAAGTCCACAGTTACTTTCGCGTTTGGCCACGTTGTCGGGGAAGGTATCCAGCTAGCCTTAGAAGGTTGCTCAGAGTCAGAAGTTATCTGGAAGATGTTTCTAGGCTGGCACACAGATTTATTTGCTGAAGACCCGAAACTGAATAAGAGTTTCTTCCAAGCAGTAATCGCAATCAAACGATTCTTCTCACTACGCTCTGGAGGTTTCTTAGAGGACTATGAACTGGTATATTATAACGGTGAACCTGCTTGCGAGCTTAGTTTTGCTGTTGTCTTTCCTGATGGCTTTAGACTTCGTGGATTTGTTGACGCTGTATTACGCCACAAAAATACCGGAAAAGTTATTGTACTAGAATGTAAAACTACAGGGTCAACTACTATTAACCCGGCAACTTATAAGAATAGTGCTCAAGCTATTGGCTATAGCATTGTTCTTGACGCTATCTTTCCAGATCTGAGTGCATATGAAGTTCTCTACCTCATATACAATACCAAATCAGGGGAGTATCTACCCCTCCCGTTTCAGAAAACTTATCTTCAACGAGCATTATGGATACGAGAGTTACTTCTTGATATTGAAACACTCAAGATGTATGAGGAGGCAGAAGTTTATCCCATGCATGGAGAGTCTTGTTATAGTTTCTTCCGGGAGTGTGAGTATCTCAACGTGTGTCAACTTTCAACAGACTACCTCACCAAAGCATGTACGCCGGACCAAGAAGATAAAACTGAATACCAAATCGTTTTGACTCTTGATGATCTATTAACAACCCAACTAGCGAAAGCAGATCTATGAAGGTCTCACCTCTAACTCTTGAAATCTTTTTTCATATCTATAACTCTCCTACTCCTTTACCAAGAGAGAAATCTGCAGGTACACAAGAAACTGTAGCCTTCTTATTGGAGAAAGAACTAATTTGTTTTACAGGAGATATAAAATTCGCAAAAATAGATCAGGCTGTATTTAAACTAACTCGGAAAGGAGAAGTTTGGAAAGATACTATCTTATCTACACCTCTTCCTATATTACAGTATGTAATGCCCTGTCCGTATAACCAAGAAAGAAATCCAAATGAAGCTCTCACAAAAAACAGCCAGTAAGTCCCATCGTGCCCTTCTATTTGGTCCCCCCAAATCAGGTAAAACCCAGCTAGCAGGGGAACTATCCTCAGCCTTCAATCTAATCTGGTTTGATCTGGAAAATGGAGTAGATACCCTACTAAAACTTCCTTCCGAACAGCAAGATCGTATAGAAGTAATCTCTCTACCAGATACTCGATCTTATCCAATCGCAATCGAAACAATGCTTAAAGTTATCAAAGGAGGTCCAGTTGAAATCTGTGAAGCTCATGGTAAGGTCGCTTGTGGTATTTGTAAGCGAGATTCCTTACCCGCTATATCTGTTAGCCTTTCTACTCTGCCTCTTGATACAATTGTTGTTGTTGATAGTCTTACTCAGCTTACCAACTCAGCCATTTCCCACATAACAAAAGGGCAGCCAGAAGATTACCGACTTACATTTGAAGACTGGGGGAATCTTGGTAAGCTAATGGATACATTTCTCTCTCATGTTCAGCAATCTCCTTTCCATATTGTTTGTATCTCCCATGAGACAGAGACAGAGATGGAAGATGGTAAGATGAAACTGGTGCCAACAGCAGGAACTAGAAACTTCTCTAGAAATACCGCTAAATATTTCGATGAGGTAATATATTGTGAAGTTAAAAACAAAAAGCACATCGCGGCGAGTTCAACTCTCTATAGCGGTAACATACTTACTGGGTCTCGCACTGGGAGTGTGCTGGAGTCTCAATCAACTGCTTCCTTAGTCCCTATCTTTAAAGGAGAAGTCCCTACTTCTAATATTGTCAACACAAATACACCCGCAACAACTGCACTGAGTGCATTAGAGAAACTTAAAGCAATGAAAGGAACAAGCAAGTGAGCAATAATTTCCCTTCTCTTATTGGTATCCATGGTCGCGCCCGATCTGGGAAAGATACAGCGGCAACATTCATCCATGAAACCTATAAGAATCATTGGATTGAAGCATTCGCAGATCCCCTGAAAGAATGTGCATCTGCTGCATTTGGGATCTCAGTAGATCACTTCTATGATGCATTAGCAAAAGAACTTACTGATCCTTATTGGTGCGTATCTCCTAGGCAAATTGCACAGTTCCTGGGCAATGAAATGTTCAGAGATACATTACAGAAACTTCTTCCGCCAGAATTTGATGGCCGCGGTTTCTGGGTTCGTCGTATGAATGCACTCCTTACAGGGCAGGTTTATGATTCTCCAGAGTATGATTCTGATGACACTGTAGTTATTCCAGATGTACGGTTCCAAGACGAGTATGATTATGTAATTTCTAAAGGGGGTATTATTATTCACTTGACACGAGAGGACATTCCTGATACAGTCGGGATTCCTGGGCACAAATCAGAGCAGCCAATCACATTCACAACACCTGAAAGGACATTTAAATGCGAAAATAATGGAACTATCTCACAACTCCACAGGAAGATTGCAGAGATTCTTGCTACTCAATCTTACTAACCCTTTCCCCAATCTCTTTCTTTTATTAAATCTTTTTAGGAACTATTATCATGGCTAACATCGAAAACTTCAATCTCGACTCTCTCCTGGATGGCACACTTGATGATCTGGCTGATGCTCCAGAATTCAAACCCTTTCCTGCTGGCACTCACCAAGTTGTTATCACCATTACGCAGAAAAAGATTGGCACGCACCCAGCTTTTGAAGTTGGTATGAAAGCAATCGAAACCAAAGAGCTTGCCAATTCCGAAGATACTCCTCTCGTTGCAGGTGCCACCACAAGTGTTGCTTACATGATGGACAATGAATTGGGGCAAGGTAACTTCAAGAAGCTGCTTGCATCTCTTGCCGCGCACTTTGGCCCACAAAGCAATCGTGCACTGATTGACGCTGCACAAAATGCAGAAGTATTTGTTGTCACGAAAGTGCGGCAGAATAAGGATAAGACCCAGAGCTACACCGATATCGTTGAATTGCAGGTGATCTAACCCATAGAGCCTTACTTCTCATAAGGAGGTAGGGCTTTTTAGTTAGCTCACAGAAAGGATAATATGAAAACTTTCACATATGCTGGAGAACTCTATATCAGAGTAGTTCCTTCCAAACGCCTATTCAACTCCACTCTTATCCATGAAGTAGTTAATCGAGGTGACGTGTTTGCAGTAAGAGTATCAGATTCAACTCTTACAATAGTCCCAGGCACAGCAGATGTAACACATACAACTCATACACTAACACCAGTAGAAACAAATCATGACAGAGCTAACCAAACTCCAGCAGCTAGCTTTAATAGCAAGACAACGGCAGCCGCCCGCGAACATCTCAGGGAACTTGCAGACTCCCTTAGAACAGAGCGCTTCCTCAAAGATGGAAGGCAGCTCGGTTTCTGGTAACCCCGGTAATGCTCTCTTCCTAGGATTCTACGAAGATAAGCCCTATGTATCCTACCTAAAAGGTATGTTCAATGGCTTGAATACTTATGTAGTTTGTGAGAAGATGGAGTTGCTATCTCACTTGGAGATGTATTGTGCTAAACGAGGAATCACTAAAGTTGTCAGTACCAACACAACCATACTCTCAAAACTTCTTGAGCGAGTCGGGAACTTTAAATCTACCCCTTCCCTCCAAGATTATGCGGGTTCGCTATTTGAATACGCAGGGATCGAGATTGTCTTTATTGATCCACTCAAACAGTTGCTCACAGTCTCGTATGGTAAGTTCATTACTTCCAGATATATATCTAAAGTATGTGCTCCTAGCGCATGGAACGAGCCAACCTCGTTTCAATGGCATCTTCTCACAGCTTCTAATCTAGAATCTACCTACCAGGAGTTCTCAAGTGCGTATGCTATTGCGGTTGATATTGAAACCTTTAAACTTAATCTTGCAATTCGTTGCATTGGTTTTACTGGGGTGTTTCTATCTAGTAGTACTGGTGCTATACACACTAGTTCTGCGGTTCTTCCTTTGGACTCAGCTTTTGCGCTAGCTTGGGCTAGAAAGTTCTGTGACTTGCCAGCTCAAAAAATATTTCAGAATGGCAAATATGACTGCTCCTATCTATTGCGATATAACTGTCCTCCAAGAAACTGGCTCTGGGATACAGCACATTTCATGCACTCTTGGTATTCAGAGTTACCAAAAGACCTTGCTTTCCTTAATGCCTTCTTCCTTAGGAAGGTTGTATATTGGAAAGACCTTGCGGAAACAAATGATCTACAAGAGTATTATCGTTACAATGCCCTTGATACATGGGCTACAGCTAACGTCTGGATCCAGCAAATACTTACTGCGCCAGATTGGGCAAGGAAAAATTATCAGTTGGAGTTTCCCCTTGTCTATCCCTGCTTACTTGCAGAACTTACTGGGATCAAACGCGATACAGATAGATTACTTGCCGCTAGATCAGAAGTAACCACTCAAGGTGACGCAGCTACAACTTCCCTAGCGCGCATGCTAACTCCAGGTTTTAATCCTGCCTCTCCAGTGCAGGTTAAAACTCTTCTCACAATCTTAGGTTGTAAAGATATCGAGAGTACAAATGAAAAAGACCTCGCAAAAGCCTCCCTCCGCCACCCGCTTAACAAGCTCATCATCGATAGGATTCTTGAAATACGGGGACTCAGGAAACTTGCAAGTACCTATCTTCGACTCCCCTCCGACGCAAAAACCACTGGTAAGTATGCAGGAGAGGGAGGAGCAAAAGAGTACAAAGGAAGAATTCTCTACTCTCTCAATCCGCATGGTACAGATACCGGAAGGTTGGCTAGTAAAGAGCACCATTTTTGGTGTGGGTTACAAATTCAAAACATACCACGAGGCAAAGAAGTTAAGCAAACTCTCTGCGCAGACGATGGGTTTTTCCTTGCAGAGTGCGATCTTGAACAAGCTGAATCCAGAGACACAGCTCACATATCAGGAGATACTAATCTCATTACATCCGTATCAGGATCAAGGGATTTCCACTCGGTTAATGCTTCAGCATTTTTTGGCGTTTCTTACGACAGTATCTATGACGATGCCACTGGAAAAACTAAAGATAAAAAACTTCGAGACCTTGCGAAACGGGTCAACCACGGAGCTAATTATAACATGGGGCCAGGAGTCCTGATAGATACAATGGGGTTAGATAAGATATGGGAAGCTAAGAGATTATTGCACCTTCCTTTCTCTGATCCTAAAGATGTAGCTGGCTATCTGCTAGCTCAGTTCCACAAAACCTACCCTTCTATTAGGAATGATTATTATGTGTCAGTCGTTAATGAAATCGGAACAACCAGAAAACTATCTAGCCGCGCTTTCCACCATACAAAATTCAATCTCAGAAATGCAAGGAATTCTTCCGAGCAAGCTGCTATTGCAGATGAATGGATTAGAGAAGGTGACTGGACTCGTTACTGCTTTGGAAAACCAGATAAAAATAAATCAGATCTTAATTCATACGTTGCTCATTGTCCACAATCACTTAATGCAAGAACCTTAAATGAAGCATTCTTGGAAGTATTCTACAAACTCGCACTTCCTAACCCGACTACTTTTAGGCTCCATGCGCAAATCCACGACAGCATCTTGTTCTCGTATGCTAAAGGATATGAAGCTCACGCAGAAGGAGTTAGACAATGTATGGAAATTTCTGTCACAGTCCGCGACGTATCTGGATTTTTACGTACATTCACAGTCCCAGCCGCCCTTAAAATGGGATTGAAAGATAAGAAAACAGGACAGTTAGTTCCAGCTAAATACTGGTCTGAGACTGAATAACTAATAAGGATACTATGAGTTTCCCACCTAATGAGGATTTCCTATCCTCTTATTTGCAATATGCCAGCGATACTGAGGTGCCTGCTGTCTTCCATAGATGGGCAGCTATCTCTAGTATCGGTGCTTTCCTCGGAAGTAGATACTACTTTAATCACGGACATTTCACAATTGCACCTAATATTTATTGTATGCTTGTGGGTGAATCCGGTACGCGGAAATCCACAGGTATCAAACTAATTAAGAAACTAATAAAGCTAGCTGGCTATGACACGATTGCTGCCGACAAGACTACGAAAGAAAAATTTCTACTAGATCTATCAGGAGAAAAAGATGATCCAATTAAATCAGATAAACAAGTTGAAGATTTTCTTTCGCAGAATTTGTGGGGTACAGATGATACAGAAGAATCAACAAGACCAAACTCAGAAATCTTCATCATGGCTGATGAGTTTAATGACTTCTTTGGCAATGGGAATGTTGAGTTTATTTCTCTTCTTGGTACTCTCTGGGATTATTTTGGTGTGTATCACAATCGTATTAAGAATGGCAAATCAGTTTCTATTAATAACCCTACAGTCTCTATCCTCGGAGGTAATACTCCCACCAATCTTACCCTAGCATTCCCTCCAGAGATTATTGGACAAGGATTTTTTTCTCGCCTTTTGTTTATTTATGGAGAACCAAATGGAAAACTCATTACATTCCCAAGGCCACCCGACCCTGCCGCCACTAAGTTACTTGTTGAATCCCTCCATCGGATACGAACGATATGCCTTGGTGAAGCTAGACTCACTAGTGGAGCTGAGAAGTTATTGGATAAGATCTATCAGGCACGAATTAGAGTCCCTGATCAAAGATTTGACTCCTATTCCACAAGGAGGTTCTCTCACCTCATTAAACTTTCTCTTATTACAAGCGCAAGTGGATACTCTAAAACAATTACAGAAGACCATGTTATCTACGCACACACAATACTCTCACACTCAGAGCACTTTATGCCAAAAGCTCTCGGAGAATTCGGAAAAGCAAAGCATTCAGACGTTACTCACAAAATTGTATCACTCATCGAACGGGATTATGAACTTGTAACATTCAAAGAGATATGGAAACATGTAAGCTCAGATCTAGAAAAGATGCAAGATCTAACAGTGCTACTGCAGAATCTGTGTGCAGCTGAGAAGATACAGCAGATTGCAGGAAAAGGATTCCTAGCTAATAGGAAAGTTGTTGATGAGAGTTTCAGCTCTCTGATTGATTATGGTTTATTAACCCCGGAAGAAAGGAAGATGAGCATATGAGTACAGCTTGGGAGATTAAAGAAGCACTAGAATTTATTAGAACTCTACAGCCAATAACTATGGCAGCAGGTTATTATATAGCATTAGCCGGAAGAGTTTTAAATAAAGGATACTCAGACAATGATCTTGACCTCGTGGCAGTGCCAAGGACTAAGAAGTCAATTCAGGATAACTTACTCTCAGCTCTTGTACCCTACTTGAAAGTCTCCAGGGTTCACGAAGATGAGGTAGTTAGTGTTACTCATATACAAGCGGAAACTTGGGAAACCCCAAAGTCAGTAGAGATCTCAATCGTTAAAGTTTTATAGAAAGGTAATCTGCAATGACCACAAACTCTTATGTGCTAGTAGTGCAAGAGCATTCACCAAGAGCCCCTACACCAATCCGCTACGATCTCTTTGTTAAACAGCTACTCAAGCCTGGAACTATCGAAGAGCAGTTAACACATGCTGCTTTAGGTATTGCAGGGGAAGCTGGAGAAATTGTAGAGCTTTTGAAGAAGAGGGTAATCTATGGTAAGCCCTTAGATATTAGTGAGGTTATTAAAGAGATTGGGGACCTGAGGTTCTATCTGGAAGCACTGGCAAATACTCTAGATATCTCTGACCAGGAGATTCTCCAAGCGAATGCTAATAAATTGAGTGCAAGATACAAAGAGCTTACCTATTCTTCGCAAGCAGCTTTGGAAAGGATTGATGTAGGATTGGCAGTAGCTAATAGGGGATTTGATAGATTCCTAGGAGAGTCTAATGGCTAACAAATCTCAGGAAGCCAAACACTATTCCAATGGTAAGTACGCCTTCGAGATCTTCCCTGAAGCTTTCATCCAGCTCCAACTGGAAATGCAACACCATCCTCTCCTAATCCAGCGATTACAGAAACATGCTGGATTAGGGATGGAAGTTATCTTCGCAGAGACTTGCCACTACTGTGGGTATGAGATTAATGCAGAGCTAGATGGAGAACAGTTAGAAGCACTGGCGGAGGTATTGAGAGGGAAGCTGGCAGCTATGGCAGTGATGGAAGCAGTGCAAGGGTATGGAGATGATTGGCAGAAAGAAGCCTGGAAATTTGGTAGGCATTAACGTTAACAACTGAAAGGAAATATCATGGCAAAGTTTGTTTTTTATGTTATTGATCTTGATGAAGGTACTGTTACAGGTACTAACAATGTAGAACAAGTAGAAGAGTTTGTAGAGAATGATCAGTATATAGTTCTCCATCAAGGAGGAACTTACTGGTTAGGTAGTAGAAAAGAAAACGATGTGCAAGCTCTTCCAGAAATAGAAGTTTCAGATGACGAAGATGACTGAGTAAGTACAAATAATAATGCCCCCAAGGACTAAACATCCAAGGGGGCTTTTTCTTGCCTACAAATTTCTGCTATTCTGAGCTATCTAATCCTTCAACTCTACCTCCCATCAGCAACTTCATATGTTCTGCATACGGCCCTTTCAGACTCTGCATAATCAGATTAGCTTTCGGAGTATTAGCAGTAGTAATTGCATTAAGCATATTCTTATTAAAACTCTCAGCAGTTCCTCCACTCCTAACAAACGCATCCAGATACTTATTCACCGCCTCAGGTGTAGCTGTCTCTCCCATCACATGAGTTTTGAAAGTTTCAGTGGCAGCTTTCATTCTCTCTTTATCGACTGCTTGGTAAACCATTTTCCTAGCAAGCTCATCATTCGCAAGAGCCTCATCAAGAGGTTTTCCACCAGCCAGCCTAGACAGAGTAGCAATAGAAAGTAAATCATTTGTTGCACTTATATCTCCAGAGTTAGTAGTAGAGAATACTTTCCCACCTGGGCCAGCCGACTGGAGAGTCTGAGCTAGGCCAGCCAGTGGGCGAGATAACCCATTATGTTCTAACCCTTGCAGAACTGATTGCCACACATCCCCGCCACCTGCTATCTTACCAAGTGTTTCTTTTAGATTCCCAGCGAATTTACTAAAAGCCGACACTGCGATAATATCATTAGGGTTGACAGGAACCACAGTCAGAGTTCTAGGATTAATATCCCCGCGAGAGTATAGATTGGCTTGGAGCATATTAGAAGGTATGCCATACATCAACCAGTCTCCAGCAGTTTTACCAGCTGCACCATACAACATTGAGTAAGCATCTGTATGGTTAGGATTCCCAGAAGCTGTACCTACGATATGCTGATTGATAAACTGGAAAGCAGGTAGGCCATTTAGACCAAAGATAGTTCCTTGCAACCCCATGGCAAGAGCTGCATCTTTCCCAGAACCTTCTGCAATGTGCCGGAACACTTGTTGCATAGTATTGAATTGGAACGATTGGAATAGGCCGATAGCTTGCCCAACTGGACCTTGGAACAGGAGTGGGCGCTGGCTAGCTAATGCATTAGTCTGAGTACGATTAACAAAAGTGTTAACAAATACTCCAAGATTCTCAGCAGGCATTACACCAGCTGTGATCTGCACATCTGCAATCTCTTTAGCTACATAGGATGAGATCCAGCGATTGTAATGTTCTGATAATCTGTTCCCTGTGATCTGCTCACCTTTATCTGTCAGAGCTTTCGCGCCAGCTAGCATCTTACCAAGTCTACCAGTAAGTTCTGATTGGCTCTCAGCTCCAGAGATTGCAGCAGCATCAAGTGTCTGCCCCAGTTGTTGTCTTATGGATAGATCAAAACCTTGAGCCTTAAACCAAGCATCAAACTCAGGAGTGTCTTTTAGGAAAGCAGCATTCGCGCGTGCAATAAGTTTACCAGGAGCTAGAATTCTTTCTCCAGTTCCAGGTACTTCTACACTAAACTGCTCCATACTCCTCATTGCCTTTCTCACCTGAGAGCTAGTTTCAGCCCCCAGTAAAACTTGTGCACTAATCGCATTAGAGAAAGGGTTAAGAAAATCAAGCCGCAGGAAGGTGTTAGCAAGAATTGTATTAGCACCTCGAACAAAGTTAGAGAGGTAGGGTTTAGCTGCAATGTGATTTGCCAGCATCATCTCAGCTGCGGTTCCATAGGAGTGGTTAATCCCTGCATCCTTAAACAATGCATTAACTCTTCCCAAATCTCCTACGACTTTCACGGTATCCCAAGCGTCAATCAGTTTCTGCACAGCCCCAGATACTGCATTTTCCAGACCTCGATTAACTGAGGAAAGAATTGGATACTCCCCAATCCTAGAGATATTTAGCGCTGTCTTTCTGTAATCATTATAGGGATTCTTAACAGTGTTCTCAATGTTCTTAACTGTTACACCATACTGAGAGGAGGCTGTATCATTATAATACTTCCCTAGAGAGTCTAGCTGATCAAACTCATTTGCATATCTAGTGGCAACTGCATCCCTAGCAAGCATTGCATCTCGCTTAGAATGAGCTGCCAACCATTCATTAACAATTGAATCTGGGTCAGACTTAGGGAAGAACTGGTTGTTAACCCCGGCGCTTTTTAAACCTGAGTCAATATAGTTCTCATGTAGAGTTCTTTCAAACTCATATTCTTTCTGCGCTATGAAATAGTCTTCCCCCTCTTTTTTGGTAAATATTTTAAAGCCAGTCTTAGACCTGGCAATATCAATCATATCCTGCAGTTGTTTCTCAGTAGCTGCATGGATCATGCTAGTATGGCCGGTTGCCTTCCCAGGTATAGATGCATCTTTGACAAACGCAAAGAATGGCATACTCTTCGGGTCTGGTTTCCAGCCGTAGAACCGATCAGCAGACTTCTCACTAGCTGTACCCTCAGACATTCTAAATGCATTCTCATGAGAGATACGATTACCATTTGCTTCGATGTCTGCAAATACAGCATCTCTTGCATTAGCATTCTTAATAATTATCTCTCTAGGTGCACCTTCCTGAAGAGTTGGAACTGTGACATTCTTTTCCCCAGCTTTCACCTTAGCTAGATAATCTCTAACTTTCATGGAGATCAAGCCATCACCAGCCTCATTCCTTACATAATGTTCAATGGTAGAGTTACGAAGATCATTGATAGCAGAGAACTCGATAGCTCCTGCCTGGTCCCCCCGAAGTCTAAGAGCTGGAGATTCAATGTAGCTAAGAGTTGTTTTCTTAGTCTGGTCAATCAGTTCTGCTGTAGCTTTGCCAATATATTCCATCTTGGCTGCAAGAGTCCCCGCTTCTCCATTAGCACTGGCAATGAGACTAGCACCGGCACCGCCGCGATTAGCAGTTGCCATCTCCCCCTCAGTAACTTTCACAAATCTATCTTCCAGAGGGCCAAAGAAAGCAGCTGTGCCTCTAGCTACCTTATCTCCCAGTATCTTCTTCTGCTCTGCTACATGCACCATTGCAGATACCACATCAGCATTTACATGAGATGCACGAGAGGCATCATAGATAACCTGCACATGCTGGGGAATATAAGTAAGATCTGAAACTGCCCCAACTGGTTTACCTCCAGCTTGGCGAGCAGAATCGAAAGCAGCTTGTGCATCTTGGCGAGCAAAAGCAGATGCAGTAGTATCGCCTTCAGAGAATTTAACTGTGACATTAGCTGCCTTGGCAATCTCTGCAGAGGAGAGCTTAGGGGTTTCTGCGTAGGCAGGATTCTCTCTGAAAGCTTTCTTCACAGTCTCAGGAAAGTTAAAACCATCAGATGCAGCCTCCCCAAGAATGTCTAGCACTCGCTGCTTATTCTTAAGAACTTCTGATTGGAGTTCTGAAGCAGATACAGTTCTGATATCTCCAGGAGCTTCATAGATCCTAATCTTCTCCAGACCTCTTTTAAGTGCACCTTCCTGGAGAGGTATGTCATTAACACTTACTAACATGTTTGGCTCATACTTAGCAAACTTCTCTGCCCACACATATCTAGCTTCGATATGTTGCAGGTTAGGAGAATTCATTAGATTCCATAGAACTGTTGGCGCAAAGTTCTGGCGCGCAACTGCAGAATCCACCGCTGCCTTAGTACCATAGGTATCTGCAAGAGTTTCAAGAGTGCTAAAGTCTTTGGCGAATTTAACATCTCCAACACCTTCGGCTCCATGGATTCTTACATAAGCGATTGAATTATCTTTCTCCAGAGGCTTAAGTACCTCACCTACGCGAGTAATAGATTTCGCACCAAATAGAACATTAGCTGCCTGGTCAGGACCTGCGGTCTCAAGCATATCTCCCAGAATATTACCTAGCCCAGACTCCTCTCTACCTACCAACGAGTGTACAGATTTCCGAACATCTTGCCAAGCGCCAACAATCTTTTTCTCGATTAGGGTTGCATCAGCTCCGATAGGTGCATTCTGGATATCATGGAGAGCGACAACCGCGCGGTCAGTAGGTTCTAGACCTGCAGCAGATGTTCTTACTTTCGCTGGAAAAGCAGTTGCATCAGCTTCATACATCTTAGATGTGACAGTACCATACACCTTAGCTGATGCAAATAATCCTCCAACAGCTCCACCAAATAGCCCCGCTGTTACTAGATTAGATCCAATATCTTTCAGATCCTGACCTTCCAGAATCGGCGAGCGAAACATTGTAGCTTGTACCATTGCCTCGAATGCAACTGATTCGATAGCAGCTTGTCCAACTCCACCAGCAAGAGCTTTCAGAACTCCTGTATCCATTACAGTAAATGTTTGTTGGCCCTTAGCTAGCGCCTCACCAGCTACAACTGCCAGAGATTTACCTTCCGCGGTCAGAGTTGGGATTAGGCCGGTAGCTTCTGCCAGCCCTTTAGCTACTCCCCCAGACTTCAGTGCTCCTGCCAATAATCTCTGACCTGCATTAACTGCTTTCACACCTGCAATCCCAGGAATAAAACTGGTAGCAACAAACCCTGAAAGATCCACTGCTTGCTGATGGTCTTGATAGTACTGCCCTAGATTTGTGTCATAGGCACCAAGAGTTTGAGCTAGGTTATTCTCTTGTGCGTCTGTTACTCCAAAGAAGTTCCCTGCCACAACAGCAGAATTGTATATAGAATTGATTCCAGATGCCACAGAGGATATAGCAAAAGAGGGAATCTTGGAAATAAAGTTTGCAGTAGAATCAATTGCTTCTCCTGTTGCAACAGTTGGATCATCAAAGAAAGAAGTGCCGCCAGAGCCTATGTTATGAAGATCAGCAGCGCGGAGATAGTTAGGAGCAGAGGTATAGTCCATAAGAGATTCCTAGTTATTGGGAGGGCATACCAGGTTCTGATAGCTGGCCAAAATTAAATAGAGGCTGAGCAAATCCTAGCCTCCTCATTATGAGAGCTCTAACCTGTACTGGATCTGTAAGATCTACGGTCCTCCCCCAGATAGAAGCATTAAATCCAGTTTTCTGCTCAGGTAACCCATGCTCCAGATATTGTTTGGTAGTTGCATTCACAGCAATAGCAGAGTTATAGTAGTTAACTACACCTGCAATTGCTGCATTGAAATCCGCCGTACCCCCCTTTGCCATCTCAGCAGCTTTAGCTAGAATTTCAGTATTCTTGGGAGAATAGTTAGGATT